ATTCTATTTCATAAGCCCAATCTTCGTGTTTTAATGCTACTTTATATTCTCTACCATAATTAGTTGATTTACAGTAGACGTGAAATTCCTCTAATTTTGCCGCAGTTGTTGTACTGTCAGCCGCAGGTATAATTGACCTATTAACTACAAAAGTATAATCCGCAATATTAACCATACGGAAATCACTTTTAGGATTTGTAGAATTAAGATAAGTATTTCCATCAGGATAACTTACAGTTTTTTCATTACCTGCTAAATCATAAACTTTAACTCCATTATCATAGAACGCACATAAATATCTATTTGATTCATCTCTTTGTATACTCCATATCTTAGTAGTATTAGGGAATACATTTGTAGAATCTAGTGTAGCTACATATTCTAAAGGTGGTCTCTTTGATAGCCCATCTACAATGTTGTTTTGACAATTAACTTGGTCTTTACCTTGATTAATACCACGTTGTGAGGCAGTTTGTTGAGACATACCATTTAGAAAATTTGGTATTGATTGTGAAACCACTTGTCCCATTAATAAGTCCTTCTATTAGTCCTATTTATTATTGAATAAGTATTTGAATCACCTTCTAACATATTAGCGTCAGCACTTCTACTATCAGCTTGTCTAAAAGCGGCTAGTGCTTCTTGTTCATCATTTCCTGCCAACTCAGTGATACCTTTATCCCCAATATATCTTGAAGCAAAACGTCTAGCGGCTTTAGTTGCTATATATTGTCTTGCATATTCAGGGAGTTGTTCAAATTGTTGGACTAGAACTAAGTCACAAGTAGGTAGGGTTGTTGATGTTCCAAATACATCGGTATGATTAGCTATATCATATAGAAAACCATTACGAATAACTAAATTTCTATCTCGGTATTGTGCGGAAGCATCGGCTTGTACGCAGTTAGATGGTAAGGGTACTTTATTGTCTGTATCTTTTGCTAGTGTATACTCATAATGGGTATTGAAATTCCACCCCATTGATTGAACTGACATTGAAGTTTCATCTAAAATGTTTTTAGCGACAGATACATCGGTAGTTACTGTCCCTGTTATTGCGTTTACAGGAGCTTCTCCTATAACACTTAACATTTGATTAACTGCTTGTAATTCAGTCGTAGGTGTAATTTGTGTTGCCATTATGTTATACTATTATTGCTATTAATAAAATTATTGCAAAAGCGATACTAACTTTTTTATGTTCACTATAAAAGTGTTTCACTTCTAACATTACTTCATTTATTTTATTTATCATTATTGTTTATATCCTCTTGTTAAATTAACTAGAGGGGATTTAACTCCCCCCTAGACTTTCTATTAAGATATTTTGATTGTCTTTTCTTTCTTATCTTCAGGTAAATCCTGAATCAAAGAAATGTTTAGAACACCATCTTCTAACTTAACTTCTTTTACTTCCGTAAATTCAGCAAGTTTAAATGATTGTTCAAAAGACCTTTCACCAATACCTTTGTAAAGATAATCTTTCTCTTTACTTTCTTTCTTTCCTTTTATTTTTAAGACATTTTCTTTGACAGAAATTGTAAGGTCATCTTTTGAAAACCCTGCAACAGCCATTGAAATGTTATATATACCATCTGACATTTTTTCAATGTTATATGGCGGATAACCAACTGTCTTAAAACTTCTAAGCTCATCAAATAGGTCATCAAAACCTACCGAAAAAGCTCGGAATGGTGTTAAGTCTAGTGTCATATTTCCCCCTTTCTTAGGCGAGTTAATCAAGATACCCACTAGGCATATCTTGAAGTTATTATAAGTAGAAAAGGGGGATTGCTCCCCCTAATCTATTGTGGTGTAATAAAGAAACTATTACGCTTCTTTAATTCCTACAGCCGCTTCAGGTCTAAGAGTTCCGTGACCCATAGCATATTTAGCGACCATTAATGTCCCTTGTCTTCTGATGTCATAATCTGACTCAACAGCCAAGTCCATAAGTTTAACAGTACCAACTGCTGAAGGGTGTGAAACAAGAGCTACGAATGTTCTTAAATCCACAGCTTGAGGTGTTGAACCACCTGCTGTAGCTGAACCTGCGTCTACTCCTGAAGTTACATTTGATTCAACAAAATGAGGAACTGGAATTAAATCAATCCCTGCTACTCTTGCAACTTTGCCTTCTGCGATTGAACCTTTACCACTGAAATCAGCATTGATTACGTTTGTAGCGTTTGCTAATTTGTAGTATTCTTCAAGTCTCATAAAGCATTTTCTGCCTTCTGCTGGAACATAATTTGCGTCTAACTGTTTAGCCGCAGAAAAGATAGCACCTATCATCGCCGTAGCGGCAGTTGCATCTGTTGCTGAAGCTATGTTAGCATCAAATATGTTACTTGTTACATCTCCACCTGTTACGTTAGGTGTAGTTCCTATTGCACATTGACCAATAGTTTGTAAAACGTGCTTATCTTTAACAAAAGCTAAAGCTCTGCCAATTTCTTGACTGTACGCACTTCTTACGTCCCAATGGTTTTTTGCTTCTTCAATATTTGATAAAAATACTGAAGATGTTAAAAGGTCATTAATTGTAATAACCTTTTCGTTGTGGTTAGCAGTTGAGCCTAAAATTTCTGCTCCTGCTGTATGATATGCCGCATCAATTCTGCCCATAACTGGGAAGGTTGCCGACTTACCACTAGAGATAGAACGAACCATCTCTGCACCTTGTGTCTTTGAAGCTCTGTCAAAAGAAGTAAGAACTTCTCCTGCAAAAACTTTTAGAAACAATGCGTCTTCTGCTCCTGCTGAGTTTACCTGAGGTATACTCGCTGGTGTTGCATTTGCCATAATAATCTCCTTTGTGATTTATGGTTAGTTAATAAAAGCCTTGTACTTTCAGCTTCTTATACTAAATTGTCTTCCCGCAGGAAGGTTAAGATAATATACTTATTTACTTGGCAGTTGCCACCTATAAAGGTTGCACAACTATTTTTTCTTTTTCTTCTTAACTTTTTTCTTTTTCTTATCTTTTTTCTTTTTTTTCTTTTTCATTATTTGCTTTCTCTGATAACTTGTCTAATTCAGCTAATGCTGATTTACAAAGAACAAGTCCATCAAAATGTTTTTTTAACACTTTTAAAATATTATCGTGGTCGCCAACACCTACAGTGTTTTGTAAGAAGGTGTCAATAACTGCTGTATGTTCTAATTGTTGAGCTTCATACAACTTTCTTAAAGCTAATAACCACATATTATATCTTACTATTAGCTAGTTTATTTTTAACTTCAGCTTGATAAGCAGGGTCTTTAGAATATCTAGGGTCAGCCATAGCTTGTGTGACTTGAGCCCAAGATGCAAAACCTTGTTCACCACTTGGAGATGCTTTACCTTCTACTAATTTAGGTTCACTTCCAGTTGATTGTGCATATCTTGCTTTAAGACCTACTACAGCTAACTTAACAGCTTCTAAATCTTTACTGTTTACTGCTGTATTATAAGCCTGTTTTTCAGTTTCAGATAAATTATTACTAGCCCACTCAGACATACTATCATATGCCTCAGTACCGCCAACCATACTTTTAACTGATGCTGATTGTTGGTCAGCTATTGCTTGTTGTCCTGCAATAAATCTGTCCACATACTCTTTTGGTATTCCTGCTTTTTCTAATGATTTATAAGAACCATCAGCAAGTTTACCATCTTTAGCAAACTCTTCAGAAAGAGTTTCCATATTTAAACCTGCACTATCTACAGCCTTTGTAGCTATATCTAAATCAGATTTAGGTTGTTCTTGTTTTACTTCTTCTTTTACTTCAGCTTTTGAAACTGGGTCTACTGATTCCTTAGTAGGTTGAGATTGCTCACCAAGTTTTTTCTCTAACTCTGAATACGATTTGACTAATTCATCAACTGAGTTGAATTTTTCAGGCAAACCTTCAGGTTTACTTTGTGTAGGCTTATTCTCTTCCACTGGTTTATCAGCAGTAGTTTCAGCACTTTGTACTTCTACTTTATCTACCATTTTATTTTCCTTTTATTATTGTGGTTGTGGCTTAGTCATATTACTCGCCACAGGAGCTACAGCTTTCTCAGCCATTTGCATCATTTGTTGTTGTTGCATCTGCTGTTGCTGTGCTTCTTGTTCAGCCGCTAATTGTTCTTCACTTTTAATTAAACCTTCCATCTCTATTCCTAAACTTGTAGCGATACGTTTAATTAAATCAGAAGGATTAAGCGTTTGAACTACTTGTGGATTAACCTGAGCTAGATTAACTATCTCAGCCACAAATTCTCTTAATTTCTGTAAATCATTTCCTCTACCTAATGCTTCAATACCTGTAATAATTGTAGGCTTAACTGAATTTTTAGGTAATGTAGGAATCTCTTTTGATTCTTGCATACGTTTCATTAGTATTTTAACTAATGGAAGTTGAAACTCTTGTGATAATAATGAGTATACTCCACCCATAGCTGTTTCTAATTGCTCAGCCATATATCTAATTTCTTGAGCTGTTACTCTTTCAGCATCTCTTTGAATTGCTGTGTGTAATAAGAAAGCATAAGACATTCTTTCTTCTAATTTTGATATACTTCTTTCTACTACTTGTAAATCATATTGTTTCTGTGCTTGTAATACAGATACATCTTCTTCTGAACCAGTGATAATATCACCATTTCTAGTTAAAGCTAAATCTCTTTTCTTAGTAACAGAATTAGGTCTTACCATAAATACTACTTTAGAAGAAGCCGCCGCACTTTCAATAAGTGCACGAGACAATCCTTCTAATGATTTAAGGTCTCCTAAAAATTCTTCTACATATCCTCTACCATAA